TCAAAAATTTTCTGGGCTAATAACTAGTTTTCTGATCGAGTTCAAACCATCCAGTGCATTTAACGCATCTTTCATTTCCCGCTGGCGGCGATAAATTTCATCATTGCGATCAACCTGCGCCTGAACCATTGCAGTAAGCAACTCATCCAGTTGTTGCATTGACAACTTTACCTGCTGATTTTCCGCATCACCCCACGTCATGACGTCCCGTGCTGTGTCGGATTTCGACGCCATCGCCACCGGATAAAGACGGGCCATCGAATCCGGTCCCCCGTTCCAGCTATGACCGTTCCATTCAAAAATGAATGGCTGCGCCTCCTGCTCTGTACGCCATGCTTCAATTTCCCGGCGTTTGGCTGCTTTTGCTGCTTCCAGCATCTCTGACGTGACGGTGAACGGCGTTATTTCTCCCCACTTGCCGCTTTGCAGTTCCTGCCAGACTCGCTGCCCTGTCTCTGCTGTATCCGTGGCAGTTGCCGTATACGGAACCGGTTCATCCATGCCATCAAACAACACCCCACAGTCAATCGCGCCATTTTCAAGATAACGCGCATTTTCGATGCGTTTTATTTCCATAAAACACCTACGCAATACGTATGAACAAACCAATCATGACACTGGCTGACCCGGCAGACCCGAGCCCGTCACCTGACAGTGCCCGATATGACCCCGGCATACCACCACCAGAACCCCGCACATATACGGAAACGCTGCCGTTATATCCAACCCCGCTACCGGTCGTGCCGTGACACATAAATTCAACCGCGCTCAGGCGTGACCCCGGATAGCTGTAACCGCGTTTTATCCGGCGGTCGGTGTCTGCGTCTCCCTTACCGTTATAAGCCGCCAGTACAAGACTGCCTGCACCGTACCAGCCGTCCGTGGTACCGGGAGCAATACCGGACAGAAGAGAGATAATGTCCTGTGAGGTCATCTTCAGATTTTCCCAGCCAGTCAGATAACCATTACCTGTTGTCCAGTAGCGGTTGTAATAAACATCGCCATTAATACCGTAGAAAATAATGGCCTTTGCTGTATATCGCGGCTCCGGTGGATTATTGCGTGCCTCAACCCACCGGATGCGGACCATCCCGTTAAACAACACACCTCCGGATATGATTTTACTGTCACCCTCAACAAAATATTCACCCGGCGTCGCATTCCTTACCCAGGACAGAAAATCATCCTCTGTGTTAAAACGGATACGCTCTGCGGGCAAAAAAATATGCCCAAAACCAAATGCGCCAGGTGTCGCCAGACGGCCTTCAGTCCGGTCACGAATGTCGCTCTGTGGCGTCATTGTGGCTGCGCTTTTCAGTCCAAGATTATCACGGGATTCCTGCTGAGCCTCTTCACCTTCATCAGCCAGCTCTGACAGGCGATTCGCCGTTTTCAGTGTCGCAGATAACGCAGTGTCAATATCCTCCCTGACATGCTCTGCATCAGATGCGGCCTTTTTCGCGGCTTCAGCATCCTGCCTGACCTCTGCGGCGGTATCCTCAACCTGTGAGACCAGAGTTTCGGCCTGTTGTTTACCCTCCGCAACCGCGTCGGCGTTCTGCTGAACACCTTCCACCAGTTTTTTTACATCTTCTTTTACCCGGGCGGCAGCGTCTGCATGTTGCCCTGCCTGTCGTTCGCTTTCTGTTGCCGTTTCCGCGCTCTGCTGCGCCTGCGCCACCATTTCCTCAAAACGTTTCACCACGTCGGGTTTGAGGTCACCTTCATCGATGGCTGTCAGAAAATCATTCAGCGTGCCGGGCGTTGAATCGTGGTAAACCGAAATATCACCGACACAGTATTCCCTTTCAATACACGACCGAAGATAAACGTCATATTTTCCGGTCTGAGCTTCAAAAGCATATTCTCCTGCCGGACCTGTCACCACTGTCGCCACCGTTCTCATGACCACTGCGGATGTATTCTGTCTGGCTTTCAGAATAATATGGTACATCAACGGCATCTGCAGCATTAATCAGTTGATCAGCCAGGCCTGTATCAATGCCTGCCTGACCGTCATAAACGGCAGCCTCGGTATTCATCACCGCCTCTGAACTCAGCCCCGTATAAAGCGCCACCTTGTCGACAAACATCCGGCGGGCCTCATCAATACGGCGCTGAAAATCCGCACGCACACCTGTCGGCAACGCCTGAATACTGTTGCCGTCAACCTTGTGCTGCCCGGAGTAAATCAGCGTGATATCCACGCCTTCCTGTGCCAGTTGTTTCTCGTAACTGGTGTGCGCCATCATCACACCAATCGAACCAATTTTTGCCGTCTGCGTGACCAGCCGACGCGTACAGGCCGCCGCCAGCAACATGGCGGCTGAACAGGCCATGTCATTACACAGCGCCCACACGGGCTTCTGTTCCCGCAGACGGTAAATCATGTCAGCACAGTCAAACGCCCCGGCAGCCTGACCACCCGGACTGTCGATATCCAGTAAAATGCCGCGTACATCCGGGTCGTTCACCGCTGACTTAAGACGGGCAGTCAGACCGTCATAACCGGTCATACCGGAATATGGCCGCAGGGTACCCATTTTATGTACCAACGTGCCGCTCACCGGCAGAATGGCAATACCATTTTTCACCTGGTAACTCTTTACCGGACGCGGACCACCAGTCATATAATCGGTAACCGCCAGCTGCATACCATCGGCATCAAGCTGAACGGCCTGCTGCGGAACGGCAAGGCTGCCCGCCCCCATCTCCTTACCCAGTGCGCAAAAGAAAACCCGCGCATAGGCGGGTTCCAGTAAAAGCGGCTCATTAAATGCCATCGCGGCAATATGTGATAAATTACAGCGCATCGCCTTTTTCTCCCGTTGTCTGTCGGATCTGCTGTTGAAACGCGTCCTTTATCCAGACCGGACGCGGAAGACCGGCAGCCTGTCGCTCCTGAGTTTCCCGTAGCTGCTGGCGGAAAATCTCCTGATAGTCATCCCCCATCAGGGCCAGCTCTTTCTCGTATGTACTCAGGCCGCCTTCAATGCGCATCACCGCTTCCTGCACTTCCTTAAGGCCATCAATCGCCATACGACCGGCACCAATCCACTCGGCACGGCACCACCCGGAACGAGCCTCCCAGAATGAGAAACGGGATTTCGGCGGACGGATCACACCACGAATAAGGGCTTCCTCCAGCCAGCAGGCAAACATCTGTGACGCCAGGCGACTGGCCACAAATTTTCGTTTTCCCATAAAATACCGCCACGACTCATTGGCGGATGCCCTGGCACTGGAATATCCTCCACTCAGTGCAGCCGCGATCTCTTCCATGCTCATATCATCCTCATCCTGCTCATCTTTTCGTGCCATCGCCAGTGCTTCAAGGTCCAGTTGCCACCGCTGTACCGAAACGCGCAGGGCGGCATAAGCATATACCAGGCAGTCGAGGGCTTCGTTGCGTCGCCCTTTTTTATCCCACAGCAGTTTCACCCTGCCGTTAACCACCTTTTCCACCAGTTCTTCCGCTACGATTTGACGCGCCTCTTCTTCCGAAAAAATGTCCGGGTTATCCGGAAAACGGAAGGTATACGGAGCTGCTTCACTGGCAGAAACCACCGGCAGGGCAAAACGGGCGTACAGCATTTCCTTGACGGTATCGGAGCCCACCTCACACAAAAACACACCACGCTGGTTGCGCTTTTTGGGCATGGTGATCACCGGCTTGCCATACACCGATGCCCCTTTTATGGGAAGCACAAAAAAAGTGCCGTGTTTTCTGGATCGCTGATACACAATGTCCTGGTCGATACCACCGGTATCCCAGCAGACGCGGGAAATGGAAATTTCAGTACCGTCAGCATGGCGGTATTTTTTCCGGATCACCGCATCAACACGTTTAAGGGTGTCCTCGTCCTCCGGTCGCCCCATGATAATTTGCTTGTCAATCAGAAAGGCTTCTTCGCCGGGAGCCCAGCCCCAAACATAAATTTCATAGCGATCTTTCTGGGAGTCTATCCCTGCGGTCAGGTAAACCACCCGCAGGGGAACCTGCGCGCCATAGTGGCAGACTTTTTCCAGCAACAACTCAAAGCTCAGTTTTTCTGCCACGGCCTCTTCATAGGGCTCCCCGAGCGTGGTGTTAATGAACGTCTTGACGCCATTCGGATCCTTCAGTGCATCGAGCCAGTCATAAACAATCTGTACCCAGGTGGTGAACGGGCTGTATGCCGTCCAGATGTGGTACGAAATTGAGCGCGGTGGCGGGATTTCCTCATCACCGGCACTGTAAAATGTCAGGCCGTCACGCGTCCACATCCCGGTATTGTCACAAATCCAGCATCCGTCGGTCTGGTCAAGTTCCGACTGGCGGATCACACAGCCATTATGTTCACACAGGTAATACACCGTTTCGGGTTTACCCTTCTCCCATTTCAGGCCAAACGGCGTCGCATCATCGCCAAACTTCAGATACTGGGCCTCCCCGCAATGAGGGCAAGGGACATAAAACCGCATGAAATGCGCAGATTCATTCGCCGCTTTCTCAATCTGGCAGGAGCCTTTAATTTTTGGCGTTGAGCCGCGTATGGATTTAGGCCATACCGAGCCTTCGATACGTTTATCGCCAAGCAGCGTCGGCGAGCCTTCTTTTTCCACATCCGGTTCAAACGAGGAGAGTTCGTCATAGCAGACCACATCCACAGATTTTTCACGGTAGTTTTTAGCAGCGGCCCCCCCCAGGCACCAGAACCCCACGCCGGAGGAAAAACGCTTCAGGGTGAGTGTGTTGTCCCGATGTTTTCTGCCCAGCCATGGCGATAACGCTTTAAGGCTGGGGACATCCCGGAGCGTTGCTTCCACATGCGCTTTCATAAAATCTTCAGCTGCGGAATCTGTCGGCTGGAAGAGCAGGCTGTTACGGGATTTATGCTCAATAAAATACCCGACCACGCCCAGCAGCATTTTGGTGTAACCCACACGCGCCGATTTAATCAGATTAACAGTGCGGATCCTGTCGTGCCCCATGCTGTTCATAATGGCGACCTGAAACGGCAGGGTTTTCCACTCTCCTTCACCGTATGACGATTCTTTAGGCAGATAATAATTTTGATCAGCCCATTCAACCGGCGTGACCGGCAATGCCCTTATTAGTGGCTGTAATGCGGTTGTGACGGCGATCATCATATTATTCAACTGTTGTTCGGATATATTCATCGAGTAACTCCGGCAATTTATCCCCTGCCCGCGCACACTGATTCGCTCCCTTTGCGATAAGGGTTTTCAGATAATCAATATGACGCGGGGTTAAATCCGGGAACTGTCGCTGCATGGATAAAGGAATGGAATCAAGCGTACTGGACAATGCCATCGCCAGTTTGCTGAGGGCGAAAACGCAGAACCCTGAATCAATAAGTCTGCCTTCAGTTACCTGATTTTTTAATTGCTGTGCTATTGCCTGTTCTTCAGTCAATTTCCATCTGGCGATAAGTAATTTTTCTTCATAGTCTTCTTCGCTATCACCATCAGACACATCATTTTTACTTCTCCTCAGATACGATATGTAAAAATCACGCCAGGCATCCAAGTCATGATGCCCCCGTTTATTCGAGACCGGGGCACCCGGCAATTTCTGCAATCTGCGAAGCTGGCGATCGGTCAGACTCAAATGCCTGGCAACTTCAGTCTGCGTAGCCACGACTCACCTCGCAAAAACTCTCACCTCACAATCAGAAAACCGCTCATGTCCGGTTTGCATGTTCGTTTTTTGTACATGTCCGGTTCACAAAAAGCTTGTTTTTATATTTTTCATATAGTTAACCAGTAGTGAAACCGGACATGGTTCCCTGAAAATTTTCATAAATAGCGCGTTTTTGCGCGTCCTACGACCCCCGGTGTTTCAACTCCCGGAAAGGACCCGTGAAAACGGGAGCGATTATCACTTTCGTTTGCGCATAACATGATGCACATCATTGAAACGCCATTCAGCCATATACCGGCAGCATTCGTAGTTGCACTCCGTAACTCTGCGACTAAGGTTAAAAACATGGCCCTCTTTCGCCACCGGCAAATCTTCCATGGATTTCCCCTGCCGGTTTTTTATTTTCGTCGATGCATAACATTGCATTTACATCAATACCGTCTATTGTCATAAGTATGTTGTACCGATGCTCGGGTGATATTGGCGGTCTTCGCCGGCCGGTTCTGTGTGGCTGTTCCCTGTGACCGGTTTTTTATTTCTCACATTATCGCAGCCCCTCGCTGAAGGGCTGCTGTAATGTCTGTTACTCTGTAACAACCGCACCTTCCGGCAATTTCATACCAGCAAATACCGGACAGCCAGGATGGCGATCATCTTCCGTTGCTTCCAGCATTGACTCACCAAACCACTCCGTCGTGGCGCGACCATCAGCTGCTTTGTAGTGGATCAAGTACTGGTTTTCGCCATCCGCATACTGCGCGCGGGCTTTAACCTCCCCCCATTCATCACTGATGCGCATCTCCACCAGTTGAGACAACTCAAACTTAAACGGAGCAGCATCAGCACCAATTACAATCGGTTTGTTTTCTGTTTTTTCCATCATCGTCTCCTGATATCGAAGCTCGTCGCCGCACCGGGCGCTGATCAACATTTGAGTATTCGCGGCGACAGAAAGAATTTATTTAATTGAGTAGCCACAAACACAGAATTTCATGCTTTCCGGACGCCGGCGCATCCTTCATTTTTCAGCAAAATATTCTGCTCTTACAGGCGATCAGTTCTGCAGACACTGCCGAACACCGTCGACAATTTCACAGACCTGAGAAGCTGTATCAAAAAGCTGGCGCGCTTTATCCAGGCTGACACATCCCACCAGGAAAAAAGGCACCAGTATCGCTATCAGCGCCCATTTCACCGCCGTTCGAGGCATTCTGTGTGTCCAGTGTTTTCGGCTCATGTCACCACCAACGCACAGCCCAAATCAGAACAGCGACCGCCACAAGGCGAATTGCAAAGGCCGCAGCCCTTGTCAAATCAAGGCTCGCGGGAGTTTCCACTTCAATACCTTTCATAATGGACAACCTCAAAAAGAATCTTTTATACTTTCCCACGAGGATTTTCTCCGTACTCACTACTCACAATTTCCTCTTTGACGTGAAAACTAAAAACCCCGGACTGTTCCAGCAGCCGGGGTTTTGTTTTTTATTTACTGCCTTGGGTGCGGCATCTGGCTATTTCATTCCTGGCTTTACTGTCACCGCGACAGATACAACGCACCGTGTCTCCGGTCAGCGTGGTAATGTAAGCCTCATCCTCTTTTTCTACCGGAATACATGGAATATCCCCGCCCAGGCAATACTCAATTTTTGCTGCAAGATGAGTGTCACGCGGATAGAACTCCAGACGATACATATTCCCCAGAACATGCACTTCTTCAACCTGACGACCATCTTTAGTTACCGTGATTTTTTTCAGTGCGTACATACGTACCTCCGTTCTTTCGTTTTTTGAGCAATAAAAAAGCCGCTCATGGCGGCCCTGTATGTTTTGCAAGCTATCGCTTCAATTGAAAATGTGGGCCGTCTTTAAGCGTCCGCCAGTCACCGCCCCATTCGATGGCAGTTCCAAGCTCTGCGGCAGCTTGCTTAAATGCCTGTGCGATTTTCTCGTACAGAGGCCAGTCCCATGACACCTGGCTGCCAACATAAGCCACAACATCCACAGCATCACCGGTCAGGTGGCGGCTGTTCATGGTCTGGCTCTTACCTTCTGCAACCAGCTGTTTCTGGCGATACTTACTGCGCAGACCTTCCGTAATACCGAAATCAACCTCCGTCAGCTCCAGCGCACGGCGAACAACAGCAACCAGCTGTGGTTTGACGCCCTCCAGATTTTTTTCACTGCGACGACTGAATCTGAATTTACCCGACATGCTCACCTCCGGAATGAAAGGATTTTTGAAACGTTCCCGCGTGCACGTATCACCAGCACGCAGAACAGCAGATTAAGCCCCACCGCCAGCCAGTTCGCCGCTAACGGGCGACCGCACAGATAGCTGAGTGGTGCAAAGGCATAAAGCAGCATCAGTAGCCAGGCCAGCCATGACATCAGCGGTTTATGTCTGGAATCACGGCGACGATAAAAAAAGAGCGTCAGCACGATAACCGTGCTTAACACCACATTCAGTAATCCGGGAAGGTTACTTAACATTACCGCCTCCACCCCGCAGACGGGAGAACAGCCCGGATACCAGCGATGCGATATCCTGCTGGTGGATGAATGAGAGAATCTTCACCGACACCACCGATACCAGTACCGCGCAAAGTGCGTCGAGAGATGTGCTGTGGAGATTCAGTTTTTCAACCAGGTAAGACGCCATCACATCCGCCCCCAGCACGCCAACAATGAACGACACCAGAAAATGCGCTGCCACACGCCAGACAGAAATCTTCTGTGGTATCGTGGCCACAAACAGCGCCCCTGCGAATGCACCAAACACAATCCCGAAATCCGTTCCGGTAAACAGCCCGAATACCGTCGCCCCGCCGAGCGCCGCAGCCGTGCCGGAACCGGATAAGGGTTCAGACATACTTTTTCTCCTGTAAATAAAAAAGGGCCTCTGTCGGCCCGTAAAAAAACACCCAGTCAAAGGCACCCACAGATGCCTTTTGTGTGGTGCTATTTATTGCTTTAGTGTCATTTGCGCTTCAATAAAGCGACGGCGGTTCTCCGCAATAACAAACGCCATTGCCAGCCCCTTGACGGCTGCATCATGACCATACCGGGTCTGAGCAGCAGCAAACCTTCGTTCTATCGCTGCTACAGAATCAATGGCAGAATCTGCTATGCAATTTTCAAATTCAGTTATCACTTCTGTCGAAGAGGTCATATGTACTCCCTGAAAATTAGATGCCCGTACTGCCTTCATCAGGTTCATATTTCTCTGAATGAGGTCACCCAGTACCACAGCAGGCGCCCGGCTACAGAAAACAAGCTTTACGTGCAACAGCCGCGCACCTCTGAAATAACATCAGCAAAAGCATACTCAACAGACTTTTGCACAGAATGTAACAACCCATTAATGATCGCATTCGAATGTTCAGTCAGTGAACTGGTGGACATGAAAAAAGCCATCAACAACAAAGCCTGGGTGCTGAATGCTCCACTTGAGGGAAGCATCAAAATCTATCCTGAACTCAGGCTGCCCGATGACTCCCCCCACTATCCCGAAAAAATTCGCGCAGTCTTCACTGAGTTGCAGGAGGATGTTCGGTCCGGCAGAACCGCCCCGCGTATCATTGTTGGCTGCCGTAGCGTCCTCGAGGTTGCCCTCCGTGCCCTGGGGTACGAAAAAGGCAATCTGCTGTCACGCATTGAACTGGCACGGCAGGACGGCATACTGACGGAATCAATGAGAAACTGGGCTCACCGAATCCGTATGGAAGGCAATGAGGCTGTGCACGAACTCGAGGCCAGTAGTGAACAGGCAAAAGAGTTTGTGGCGTTTCTCCGCCTGTTCCTTGAAGTGGCATTTGTGCTACCGGAACGCATTAAGGAACAGCAGCAATAAAAATGCAGCGGGCTTTCAATGCCCGCTCAAATAATCAGCTGTTGTTTTTGTTCCGGAATAAAGGCCGGAGCACGACCACTACCATCACCACCAGCACGCCATCAGCCAGCACCGACATCAGGCGCCCGGTGAAATCAACCGCCACTACCAGAAACAACAGGATGGCAGCCAGCACAAGGCGCGCAGTTTTCACAGATACTGCTCCAGTGGCAACTGCAGCGCCTGCGCAATTTTCTTGAGCTGTGCTTCTTCATCCGGACCAATACCGTCCTGGTCAGCAATATCGAGACACAGGCACAGCACATTAACTGCATCATCAGTACCTGCAACATCAGCCAGCTGACGAAGAGCTTCAGCATTGGCAGAACGCGGTGATGCTTCATAACGGGCGCGGATATTTGCACTCATTTGTGCAATCTCACCGGAGAACGGCGCAAAGGCAGGAAGTGCTGCAATGGTTTTCTCCAGTACCGCAATTTCTTTCGCGTCACAGGTGTCGTCAGCGTATGCAATGGAATACGCGCCCCAGACGGTCGCCTCCACTGCGTCGCGGTTCTCCATTTTCTTCACTTCAGTAATAGCCTTACGGGTTTTCTTTTTGAAAATACCAAACATCGTGACTTTTCCTTTTAGTGGGTGAGCCTCGCCCCGGGATGAGCAGCCCACAGAGAAAGTCACACTGACCATCCCGTAAGCTCCCCCCTGAAAGGCTCTGTGGTTTTTTGATGTGCGCCGGGCGTGGCGCAGATATGAAAAAGGCCCGCCGGAGCGAGCCTTTTTCAATGAGTGCAAAATTCAATTATTCTTGAGTAACACTTAAACTCATCTCATTGAATGCAGCCATCCTGTAACCTGCCGGTGTAACACCAAAATAACTCCTGAATACGCTGATAAAATAAGATGTAAAATTATAGCCGCACTGAGCAGCGATTCTGTTGATGGCGCAACGAGATTGATTCAACAGCATTGCTGCCATTCTCATTCTCTCTGTAAGCAACAACTCACTGAAACAGGTGCCTTCTTCTTTCAGTCTTTTTTTTAACAAACTTTCACTGATACATAACCGCGAAGACACATCTCTCAGAGTCCAGTTTGCTGCAATGTCCGTACGAAACAATGCACTAAGCCTGTCACTAATATTGCTAATACACGCGGTCAGAAACGACGAAAACATTTTCTCTGATGAGAAAAACGCCAGACACGAAAAGGAAAGCATTTCCGCTAAATTGTCCGTATGAATCTTTTCCTCACAAAGATAATCAATCAGGATGCCCATCAATTCTGCCTTGGGAAAACTCACGCAAAGATATCGTGGTATTTGCCGGACTAAAACTACATCCTGTTTTTCGTCTCCACACAACAGGTAACGGCTAATTGTCGATTCACTGAGACTTATTCGCCGAAAACATTCCGAAAAGGGCAATAACGATCCAGCTCCCCCCCTGACAAGAAGTGCACTACCACTTTCAAGAGAGAGCTCTTTTCCTTCAAAGAGCACAACAAACGGGGAATGAACAAAAACAACAGAACAGGCTTCATTCATATCAATTGCCCTGACATTACTGGTCACAAGATAAGTATATATCGATTTACAAAAATACAAGCTGAAAGACCGGTATTCGTAACCACCAGCGCGTTTAATGTTCTGTACCGTTTTTCGGGCAATAAAAAACCCGCTCGGTGGCGGGTTGTAAAAATTCTTCTAACGTCAGGCACAAAACGCCCATCGTTAGGGCGAATTTACCACAGATTCGGGAAAAATCAACAACACTATCGCGTTACCATCTTTAACTGCCGCTCCGCCCATGCCTCTTCAATGTCAAACCGAACCACCAACGTATCGTAAAAGCGTTTCACTGATTTTTTCCATGTATCAAGCGTGATAGCACTCGTCACTTTGCATATGGCATTAAATGCCTCCGTTGATGGCAGTCTTTCATAGCCACGACCGCCACAACGCCGGCAGCCCCTGATAACAGGCATACCCCGTTTTTCTGACTCTTCACGATGAATGGCAACACCACGCCCACGGCAGTCTTTACAGGCAGTGGAGATCTCCCCCTTCCCTTTACATTCAGGACAGGAAACTTTCACCACCTCCCGGATTTTTTTCCATTCTTCCCAGTAAGACGGATACACGCCTTTTGTACACTTTGCCCATACTGGCGGCTTACCATCCGGATACTGAACCTTGTTTGTAAAAACTTCGCTTTCAATAAATTTTTCCCCATGGCAACAAGGGCACTGCTTTTTACTCGCTGCGCTGCGGGCATAATCCTCAAAAGCATACGAAGCCATAATACGCATCACTGCCGGTTTTATTTCTGCCGGAAGTTTCCTTAACGCCGCCACACGATCGCACTGACTTAATGCATAATCTGTCAGTAATTCTGTTGCCCGCACCCTGTCATTCATACTAATACCCATTTTCCCCAGGAACGCAGAAAATCCCATCTCAGCCCGGTTCTGTGTCATCCCCTGCGCAGCCATCACATCAGTGATACTCAGTGCATCTTTTGACGTCGAGGCGGATACATCAGTCAGGCCTGGCGATTTTGGGGAATAGTATTTCGGTAAATCTTCCAGTTTCATTTTTGGACCTGCCCGTCATGCATTATTTCGTAAATCTTCACGCCCAGCCGCCCACCAGGAACGAGCTGACCGCGCACAATATTGATTTCATCAAACTGCTCATCGTCTATGAGCAACCCCGCATGTGTCAGTGCATCCAGTGGCGCTTTCAGGATATTGTCCAGATCACGACGGCGCTTATCCGGAGGCTCGGCAATAACCGTTATCGCCAGCCTTCCGGACAGGTTTAATTTCAGCCTCTGCTGGCGAACTATAAGTGCCACATCACGGCGATAACGCTTACCGGCTTCCGATATAAAATATGTGCTGCCACGGCGTCGCCAGTAGGTGTTTACCGTCGGCGGGTAAGGCAAAACAAATTCTATCCCCATCAGTAACCTCTTTTATCCGAGTACGCCAGTTGCAAAGGCGTGATCAAGAAAACGAAAAATTAAATCAACCTGAGAACCATGCTTTTCTTCGAACGCCTGCGGATCTGCATGAAGTTCGTTGTGATGTTCCCGACACAGCGGCAACGTAAAAATATCGTGGGCTTTTGTCCCCATTCCGCCCTGACCGTGACCAATCAGGTGATGGGGATCGTCTGCTGGCTTACCACAACACGTACACGGCTGTGTCTTTACCCAGCGCGTGTATTTCTCATTCACCCAGCGGCGACGTTTAGGCCGCTTCATGAATGATTCCGGTGACTCCGGATCAACTGTGATACTTACAACCGTCTTTTCCTGTGGTGGGTTCTGTTGCTGGTGGGCGTGAGGCAACGGCGCAAAATTTTTTGTGCGCTGCTTCAGTATGCTGGTGGCTGTCTGTTCTCCCGGTATGATGTTACTCTCGCGGTATACTGAGTGGATTTTTTCACCCGGAAGCTTCAGGATTCGACGCGCCATATTTTCGGTCATGGCATCCACTACATCATTTACAGCAGCCCAGCAGTACAGTTCAGCCAGCGATAATTCCCGCTCCTGTGTGCCATTCATTGCATGGCGTATGACGTCAATCATCCAGGCTGTCAGATTTTGTTGAGCAAGCTGCCCGAGTGATTCGGATGTCTGGTCACGCAGCTGGTTGTCACAGTGCCAGCACAACACCATTGCGCCGGTACCGTAACGATGTATGACGGTTTCACTGTGATGATAGTCACCATGAGGCCACTGGCAGGATTTGACATGACGCAACAGCCAGTCAGACAGTGCGCCAGCGCCGCCAGCAGCACGAATCACCCGCTCATCGCTGAAAAATGGCAGTAATGATTTATCTTCCGCCAGCGGCTGGCGAACAGCAGGAACAACTCCGGACGGCAGACCGCGCATGCTTTTCGGTTCCGGCTCCACCAGCACTCGAGGGTTATGAAATACCTGCATGGATTCACGACCAGGCTTAAGGACCACCAGCCCGAGTTCCGGTACCGGAACAGGTCGAAGTAATACCCGCACGTTACCTCCAGATCCGTTGCTGGAATGTGCGGGACGGGTGTGGTGGGCGTTCGGAATAAGGGAGCCTGACAGAGATTATCCAGTGACGATAATCGAGGCTGAGGGCTTTCTTAACCTCGTATCCGCGCCTGCCGTAACACTGAATCAGCCATTCGGCCTGTTCTTCAGTGCATGGGGGATGCTGGTACCAGTCAGATTTGAATACATGAGAACGCCGCCCGTGCCTGCTGGCAAAAGCGGCTGAATTATCAGAATTGTGTAATTTGGTCTTGTGCGCCATCTGTTTTCTCTGCTGGCGCAGCAGGTGCCAGTTGTTCAGGCTGGCGTGCAGATTGTAAACCAGAATGCCCGGAAAAAACAAAACCCGCCGAAGCGGGTTTTCATTGGAAGCGCCTTTAGTTTTGCTGTTCTATTTTAAGCTTGATAGTTTCATACAAAACAATAGTTGCGCCTGTTTTACATAATTCCCGGCTGTCATACGCGCGAGACCAATAACACAACCAGTTCTCGAGATCTTCTCGAGTATAGGTTTTGCAGGCCAGTCCCTCTGCCATTTCCACGATTTCATCGCCTGGTGCTGTTAACTCATAGCCATTCAACAACAAGAAGACGTAACCAGCCATCATAGCTGTTCGTTTGTTCGCATTAGCAAACGGATGATTCTGAATCAGACTTTCAATCAATACCGATGCCAGTACAAACATGTCATTAGTCTGTTCATACCATCGAACCATGCTGGGACGGGCCTGAGAAGAACTTAAGTTATCTGGACTCAGAACACCAACGGGCTCATCTGGCGTCTGTAATTCAATTAGGGAACGATTGATTTCAACAAGATCATCAACCGTAAGGTAATGCACTCCTTCAACAATCTCAGCCATAGAGCACAATACCCATCATTACACTTTTGAAAGTTCTTCCATGGCTTTCTCATAACGAGAAAAACCGAAATCAAAAGCATTTTTCACTTGTTCACGATGTGCGCAGTTTTCATCAATCGCTGGGCGAGGGACTGCCACAACGCTTTTATCGCGAGGCGGAATACTCAACCGCGTGTGTTTTTTGAGTGGGCAGCTCATACTAATGAGTCCTTTTGTTTTCCGATTATTGGCAAAGCCATGCACCAAATTTGATGCAAAATAGATCTGTTTGAGATCCTTAGGATAGTCTAATGGTAGCTAAAATTACAACCTCATAATGCGACGAAAAACCCGCCGAAGCGGGTTAAGTGCGGGTGCGTTGAGGATGCCTGACACATCAGAGGTGGCGAGGGATTTCTCCCCCGCCAGGTCTCTTACTCCTCAGGTTCGTAAGCTGTGAAGACAGCGACCTCCGTCTGGCCGGTTCGGATTCGTACCTCGCAGAGGTCTTTCCTCGTTACCAGTGCCGTCACAATGACGGTTAAACAGATGACGATCAGGGCGATTAACATCGCCTTTTGCTGCTTCATAGCCTGCTTCTCCTTGCCTTTCGGCACGTAAGAGGCTAACCTAGATTTGCCGTTCATAGATTGAGCCTCAGATTAATGTTAAGCGTCTTGCAGGACGCGTAATGTTAACTGGGGCTTTTCTCTGTCTGCCTTACAGTGGCATGCCCGAGGCAGACAGCCTCAAGCACCCGCAACAATCTTACCGACACCGATAAGAAAACGCTATTTTTTATTTCCAGAACCTTCTGCCCAGGCTAATGTATCCGCGTCAGAACGGCGCAATGCGCTCGCCTGAGATACGTTTACTTGTCATTGGTGGCAACAGATAACGGCAATTGTTGTTTCTGTTTGTTTCCTTCAAAAACCCCGGACCGTCAATCCGGGGTTTTTGTTTGTTATCCCCAGCGGCAAATCGAATACACCACCAGCGCCACCGCCATTGCAATTCCTGCCGTTGTGAATGCTTCAGGCCAGGTCATCGTAAAATATCCTCCACGCTTATCAGTCCGTTCCGCTCCAGATAACTCATCGCCTTATCCGGTAATTTGCAGTCTGGCTTCGCTTTCCTCAGTTGCCAGATTAACTGCTTTACCAGCATGGTTAACTCATCGACCAGACGCTGATATCCCACTGGTTTGTATTCATAAAATTTACCAACTGGCGCTGCTGCCAGCGATTGCAGTGCAATTTCCAGAACAGCAATATCCATCTTATATGCGCGAATGAGGTCATGGTCGATTGTGCCTGGTATGCACAGTCTCTGTGATTCAATAGCCTCCTCTGCGTGGGCTATTAACTGCTCTTTGGTAAACCGTTCTTCTTTGGTCAAAGTCGCCATTTACTCTTCCACTTCGTCTTTTATTTCGTAAATTGAGTAATTGCAGTGATTAAAGAAAACATCAATTGCCTCGTTTTCTATTTCCTCAGGAGTCGCGTCATCATCCACTTCAAATACATCTTCACGCACGTTACCAACAATCCTCGTTTCGATAACTATTTTGATTTTTCGCATTGTCTTACCGCCATTTCGGGCGGCCTCCTGATGTTCTGAGGGTGCAGAAATCCCTCCGGTTAAGGATTATATTTTCAATAATAATGTTGATTATTCTGGGCTAAGTTTTGTCGCCCTGCGTATCCGCGCTTTCACATTACGCTCAATCTGAATTAGCTTTTCTATATTTTTACGTCTTTCCCGTTCCTCCTGACGCAATTGTTTTACATCATCTGCCAGTCTGGTTTCTCTTTTCGCCACTGAGAGCATCCAGTCAAACAGCTCCACAACTGCACCGCAGATTTTACAGCGGACCTGACGCTCTTTTTCGTCAACCCGGACAGAAGCGTGATGGCAGTATGGTCTTTCCGATGGCTCATAAAGAAAATTCACCTGATTACGTGGGTCATCCTCTTTTACCGGAAATAAAACAATATTCCCGGACTCATCTTCTGGGGTTATTTCCACGTCACTCTCCTTTGATGCGAATACCTGCCACTCGTAGTGCATGCTCTAAGTCAGCCAGATAAAGCCAGCGTCCATGCTCACTGGGTATCATGACGCATCGCTCATCAGTATTTATCGGATGACCATATCGAGGCTCATAGCAAGTCGGTAACTGCACATCCCTTACTTCCATCTCTGCAATGCGTTTGTCTCTGGCTTCCAGCTCATCCAGCAAAGCCAGCACAACCTGCGGTGTGGCTTTCATACGAAATGCCAGCAATTTTTGTGGTGTGGCTGCTGTTTTTATTGCTTCTGCCGCCTCACGCAGTGCCTGACAGTTAATCTGATTCACTGTGTCACCTCACAATTCCGCAACCAGATACAAACCGGACCGTCTTCCGTGTCATGAATGGAGCCAATAAACCACCCCTCACCCTCTGGTCGTTCCGGCTCCCATGCGGCAATATCAGGACCATCCGCATCCGGATTAAAATCATCTTCATCCATTGCGCGAATGGTCCACTGAAGATTATTCACCTTCATCCATGCATTAAATTCTTCCGTCGAAATATATTCCCGGCCATCACAAAATTTTTCATATTCAGGATGTGTCCAGCATCCATATGCATCACGTTCTACCGGCATTTCTTTGATTTCGTTCATAACATTAACTCCATTAAAATAATGCAAAACAAATTAACCACACCACTACAACCGATGCTATTAACACCCTGATTGCAAACAGTGGACTGATATGTCGAAAAGGATTTTCCCAGATAATAAAAGCCGCTGCCAGAAATGCACTGATCAGGAAAACAATAACAAACAGCTCAATTTTGATTATCCAGAACATATTCACTGCATCGCCTTCTGTAAAATAACCGCATGCCCCAGCTTCTCCGCCAGTGCCAGTTCTGCCTTAGCACCCGCCGACCGCTGCCAGCCATTCAGCATGTAAATCGCATCCACGCAACGTATCATCGCCAT